AAACGGGCAACACAATTGCCCAGGCGCAAGAGAAAATCGGAATTTCCGATCTTGTCTTTCTCGCTTATCACGCCATGAAACGCGAAGCAGCTGGTAAGCCAGTCAAGCCAATCGAAGCATGGACGGAAACCATTTCCGAAGTGATCGTCGGTGAAGCAAACCCAAAAGCCACCCAGTCGGAAGCCTAAGTCGAATCGTGTGGGAAGTAGCCCTGGCAACGGGGCTACCGCCCAGCGAATTTGAATCAGCCGAGGACATTCTTACAATAATCGAAATTTTGGAAAGGCGCGCAAATGGCTAAGGAAGCAATTTCCTACGATAAAGCCGAACTGCGCGCCATTGTTCGTTCGTTCAAAGCAATGGACGATCAAGCGTTGGCGCAAGCCAAAGAAGCCACCAGCGAATTGGCAACTTTCGTTCAGGGCAAGATCAAAGCGGCGGCGTCAACACGTACCCGCAACCTGGTTGACAACCGCGTCGCTGACGGTTCAAAGGTTTCAAAGTCTTCAAAGGTTGGCGAAATTTCATTTGGTTACGCTGGACAAAAACTAAGTGGCGGGGCAACAACTCAACAGGTTTGGGGCGGTGTCGAATTTGGTTCAAACCGTTGGAAGCAATTTCCAGTGTGGTCAGGTCGTGAAGGTCGCGGTTCACGTGGCTGGTTTATCTATCCAACACTTCGAAGCGTTCAACCCGACATCATAAGAAAATGGGAAGAATCCTTTTCCAAAATAGTTAAGGAGTACAACTAATGGCTGGCAGTCGTACCCTTAAACTTTCGATTCTTGGCGACGTTGACAATTTAAACAAATCGCTGAAATCGGCAACCCAGGACGTTGATACGTTTGGCGACAAAATTGGCAAGACTGGCAAAATGATCGGCGCAGCCTTCGTTGCTGCTGCCGCAGCCGCTGGTGCTTATGCCGTCAAAATAGGCATTGAAGGCGTCAAAGCCGCCATTGAAGACGAAAAGGCACAAACACAGTTGGCATTGGCGTTGGAGAACGCTACGGGCGCGACAACCGCGCAAATCGCCGCAACCGAACAATCAATTCTTCAAATGTCACTTGCCACGGGTGTGGCTGACGATCAATTGCGCCCAGCATTGGGTCGCTTGGTTAGATCGACGGGCGACATCACAAAGGCGCAAGATTTACTTTCAACCGCACTGGACGTTTCAACTGCAACAGGCAAACCGCTGGAAACAGTGGCAAACGCATTGGGTAAGGCTTACGACGGAAACACCGCAGCCCTGGGCAAATTGGGAATTGGTCTTTCAGCTGCTGAATTAAAAACAATGGATTTCACCCAGGTACAGGGACGCCTTTCAGATTTATTTGGCGGGGCTGCTGCCCGTAACGCTGACACATACGCGGGACGAATTGCACGCATGCAGGTCGCCTTCGACGAAGCAAAAGAAACAATCGGTTTTGCGTTGTTGCCTATTCTTGAAAAGGTCATCAACTTTATAAATCAAAACGCCTTGCCAGTCATCAACGCGTTTTCAAATGCGTTCAGCCTTAAAGGCGACGGGCTTGGCGGCACGATCACAACACTTGGCAACATCATCACCAGCGTTTTCACGCCAATCATTAACGGCATGCTTAAAGCATTCGGTTACGTCAAAGACGCAATTGGCGACAACCTAGACACGTTCAAAGAATTCGGCGGGTACATAGCAACTTATCTTGCGCCCGTCATTGGCACGGTACTGGGCGGGGCTTTACAGGTAGCAGGCAAAATTGCAGGCGGTGTTATTGACGTCATTGCTGGCGTTGTCAGAATCTTGAACGGTTTGATTTCCGGGGCGGTTGCTGGAATTAACGCATTGATTTCGGCTTATAACGCAATTCCTTTTTTGCCAAACGTCGGCAAGATTTCAACACCAACCGTCAGCGTGCCAACAATTAAGACACCAACGGTTTCAACTTCAGTGCCAAGCATTCCGAGCATTTCAGCACCGTCAGCGGGCGGTTCAACTGGCGGGACGACGGGCGGTGTTTCAACTGCTGCAAAGGTTGCTGCAACTGCAGCTGCTGCGACATCAGGCGGCAATTTCCAATTTGGCACTTCAGGAGTTAACACAAATACGTTGGCGGGAATCATGGCGGCGTCAGGCACGACGATTAACGTGAACGTTTCGGGTGCAGTCGATCGAGAAGGCACTGCCCGCACAATTGTTGAAACCTTAAACGACAGTTATTATCGCGGCACAAACGGCGCACGCGGACTGATAGCGATTTAGCATGACGCAATGGTCACCCATTTGGAAAGTCGAAATTGACGGCATTGAATACACCGACGCGGTTTTGGCTAACCTTGTCATTCAAAGCGGTCGGACAAACATTTATGAACAAGCGCAAGCGGGATACACCAACATTCAATTGATCGACGTCAACCAGGCAACTATCCCAGTCGCGATCAATTCGACAATTTCAATTCAGGTCAAAAACACGTCAAACACGTTCATTCCTATTTTCGGCGGTAACGTCGTGGACATTGGTTTGGAAGTCCGTGACGTAGGCACGACCATGTTTACGCAGACTTATTCGATCACGGCATTGGGCGCATTGGCACGTTTGCCAAAAGCCTTGACCAACGGTGTGCTTTCAAAAGACTTCGACGGAAATCAGATTTACACGATACTTTCAGATTTATTGCTTAACACGTGGGCTGAAGTTCCTGGGGGGTTAACCTGGGCAACTTATGACCCAACAACAACGTGGGCAAATGCTGGCAATGTTGGTTTGGGTGAAATCGATCGTCCAGGCGATTACGAATTGGCAGCACGTTCAAGCGATCGAACCGACGTGTATTCATTGGTTTCAGCCCTGGCAACTTCAGGGCTTGGCTACATTTACGAAGACGCGCAAGGTCGCATTTCCTACGCTGACGCCACACACCGCAGCCAATACCTGTCAAACAACGGCTACGTTCAAGTAACCGCGAACCAAGCCCGTGCGGCTGGCTTGCGTATTCAAACTCGTGCAGGCGACGTTCGCAACGATCTAACAATCAAATACGGCGCAACCAGCAGTGCGGAAAAATCAGCTATTGACGCAACTTCAATTCTTACTTACGGCACACTTGCGCAGATTATTACAACAACCTTGCACAATGCAGCTGACGCGGAAGACCAGGCAGATTTCTATTTGGCATTGCGTAAAGACCCGCAAGCAATCTTTAATGAAATTACCTACGACTTGACCAATCCTGAAGTGGACAATTCTGACCGTGACAACCTAATCGGTGTTTTCATGGGCTTGCCATTGTCTATAAATGACCTACCGTCAAACATGGGGTCAATCTTCCAGGGTTTCGTCGAGGGCTGGACATTCCGTGCGGGTTACAACACCCTTTCGGTTTCGCTTAATCTTTCGCCCGTTGCTTATTCTTTACAGGCATTGCAATGGGACGAAATTTCCAATTCATTTACCTGGTCAAGCGTGTCGCCGACACTTGACTGGGCACGTGCAACAATTGTCACCTAAGAAGGAGAAAACATGACAAACCCAACAACGCCGTTTTCGTGGCAAATGCCCACTTCGACCGATTTGGTTACCGATTTGCCAGCAGATTTTGAAGTTTTTGGACAAGCGGTTGCCACTTCAATGGCTGACTTGCTTGGCGGAACGACAGGTCAAATTCTTTCAAAGGCGTCAAACACCGACATGGACTTCACATGGGTGACAAATGACGTCGGTGACATCACTGCGGTCACGGCTGGCACTGGGCTTTCAGGCGGTGGCACTTCAGGCGCGGTCACGTTGTCAATTGATACTGCGGTTACTGCTGATCTAACAACCGCGCAAACGCTTACAAACAAAACATTGACTTCACCAGCATTAACAACGCCAACAATAAGCACACTGACAACAAATGGTGATTTGCTTTACGGTACAGGTTCAGGCGCATTGGCGCGTCGTGCAATTGGAACAACTGGTCAGGTGCTTACGGTTTCGGGCGGTGTGCCGACATGGGCAACACCAGCAGCAGGCGGCGGCGGTAAAGTTTTGCAAGTTGTGCAAGCAACAACAACAACGGGGCTTAACACGAGTTCAACCAGTTATCAAAACACAAGCCTTAGCGCGTCAATTACGCCTTCAGCAACGACAAGCAAGGTTTTAGTCATTGCAATGCAGGTGGCAACTATTCAAGCAAGCGACAGACGATCAATTCACACGCTATTTAGGGGCGACAATACAGGCACAGATCTTTCATCTGGGACAACTGACGGTTTAACTACGGCATCAAATCAAACGGGTGGAAGTTCTAATTATCCATTCAGCATGCAGTATTTGGATTCACCATCTACAACAAGTTCCACAACTTACACCGCGTGCATGAAAACAGACGGCGGCGGGCAATGCGGTGTTCGTGCAAATACAATGCAGGTAATGATTCTCATGGAAATAGGTGCATAATGTCAGTTGCAAAAGTATTGGATTTAATCGTCGCCAAAGGTGTTGAATACACACTAATCGGCGAACCGACAAATGCTGCCGAATACGCCGCCGCAATTACTTGGCACAGTGCTGGAAATGCACCAACATGGTCAGAAATTCAGGCAGGTTTTGTTTCGCTAGAAAATCAAGCCGAAGCGAAAGCAGCTGAAAAAACTGCGTTGCTGGCACGTTTGGGACTAACTGCGGACGAAGCGAAATTGCTACTTTCGTGAGCAACTATCCTGACGGCACAAATGCACGGTTGATCGAAATCGCAGCGGCTGAAGTCGGCACCGTCGAAGAAGGCGACAACCTGACAAAGTACGGCAAATTTACGAAGGCAGACGGGTTGCCCTGGTGTGGCAGTTTCGTCAATTGGTGTGCAGCGCAGGCAGGCGTCAAAATTCATTCAGTCGTCGGCACGGCGCAAGGCGCACATAAATTCAAAGAGATTCAACGTTGGTCAGGCATGCCACAATTGGGCTACCTGGCATTTATGGATTTTCCACACGACGGCGTTGATCGCATTTCACACATTGGCATTGTTGTGGGACTTATTGATTCGAAAACATGTTTGACGATCGAAGGAAACACCAGCGGGACAGGCGACCAACGCAATGGCGGCATGGTCATGGTGAAGGTTCGGTCGTACGGTGAAGGCAAGGAAATCGTCGGTTTTGGTATTCCAAAGTTTGTGCCGTATAAGGGAGAATTTCCAAAGATCGAAATACCTACAACGGCAGCGAAGCCAAAGAAGGAGACGAAAAAATGGAACAAGCCAAAGCCTTGATCGCGTCATGGGCGCGTTCATTTATGGCAGCAGCACTTGCCTTATACATGGCGGGCGTTACTGACCCAAAGACCCTTGCAATGGCAGGCGTGGCAGCAGTCGCACCAGTCATTTTGCGTTGGTTAAATCCAAACGACAAAGCCTTCGGTTCTACGGGGAAGTGAACCGCAGATTCGCAGCGGCATGGTTGGCTTGGGCACTTGCGCTAACCATGTCCGCTTGCGGGTATCAGGGGTGGACACGTTATGAATGCCAAGAATTCGACAACTGGGGAAAAGCGCATTGCCAAAAACCGCAATGTCTCCCCACTGGAACATGCACTGACGACCTACTTGGAATTGAATCGGAACAGACCCGCACGCCGTAAGTCGCCCGAAGAAGTACACGCGCAGCTGATCTTAATAATTGGTTCAACCCTTGCAGCAGTGTTTTTAGTCGTCACCGTCGGCATAACCTACGCACTCATTTTCGTTACTCAACCAGTCAGCGCGCAAGCACCTAATGACGCAGCCTTTATTGATCTATTGAAAACCTTAGCAATTTTCTTGACGGGTTCATTGGGTGGGGTTCTTGCTGGCAACGGACTCAAATCGAAGCCAAAGCCGCAAGACACGCCGACAAACACGCAAGGTTCTTGACCGCGCGCCGATCATGCGTCACCCTGAGTTCAGGTGGTAGCCCTACCGCCAAGAATCGGGAGAATTAAAAATGGTACTTGATCTATTAGACCCGCAAACGTTGGGTCGTTTATCGCTTGTCATCATTCTTATGGTGATTTCAGCCGCTGCGGGATACGCAAAAGGCTTCAAAGAAGGCAAGCGCGAAGGCATGGCACGTCGTAAGGCAATGATTCGCCACATGGCAAACAAGGCGGTCAAATAATGGGATTCCTGGACAACTACGAAGCAAGCCG